ATGAGTTTAGATCAACTGACTGACCCTGATGTTATTAATCTTATAAATACATTCAAACAATTCATTAAAGATCCTATCAAACTACCTCCACTCGTTGGTTCAACGAAGGACGATGCCTATGTCGAAGATTCGGTGAATGGCATTCGCTATGTTATGCACTATTATCGAGGAAATATAGAGAACAAATACAGTATTCATCTACGTTTCACGGATAACAATATCCATCTGGTTCGATTGTGTATTAATGGGGGACGGCATTATAATGCAGATGGAACCTTTGCAGATGGAAATCATATTCACCTCTACCATTTTATTAAAGGTTTGGGCGAAGTGGAAGCACATGTTTATCCGCTAACCAGTACCCCATTTGGGGACCCTCAGAGCTTAATTGAAGATTTAGAAAAATTTATTGCGTACGTACATGTCAAGAACAACTGAAGATTAAGGAGATGGTGACCCATGCTAAATGCAACCGAGCTTAACAACCGATACCTTGAATGGGTCAAAGAACAAACCTCCATGAAACAACTCCATAAAGGAACCGTTCGCATTGATAGCCCATTTACCGATCCATTTAATGATGGACTGGTTATGTACGTATCTGAAATTCCAAATTCTTCTCAAATTATCCTCACTGACGATGGTTGGAGTAACGACAATTTAGAGAGCCAGGGAGTTTTTATTGATCGTTCGCCTCAAAGAAGAAAATTACTCCTAGATCATCTAGCTTCCTTCGGAGTGAATTGGCGTGAGGCAAAACTTGAGATATCTGGACCGAGTGAAGACTTTGGCCGACTAAAAACAAATTTGTTGCAAGCTATGATTTTTGTAAATGACATGTTTGTACTTGCACCTAGACCAACTCAAAACTTTTTCTTTGAAGATGTTGCTGTTTTCTTTCAGTCAAACAATATCCGAGTTTTAAAGAATGCCGCGTTCATGGGGCAGTCAGGTTTAACACATAATTTCGAATTTTCGATCCCTGGTGCAGAAAACGTTCCGAGAAAACTAATCAAGCTGCTTTCGTCTGCCAACAATTCGATTTTTGCAAAAGCCATTTTTACTGATATTTATGAAACCAAACAGCAACAAGTTGAGCCAACAAAATTTTTTGTCATTTTGAATGATCGAAACCGTAAAAATCAACCTAAACCTGTTAACAAAGACATCCTTGAATTGTTCAACCAAGCTGGAGCTACGCCGGTGCCATATACTAAACGCGAAGAATATGTTGCGACATTCTCCGAATAACCAGTAAAAGTCCTTTTGTAAGCTTTTATTTTTGTTGCAAAACGAACTCCCTTTTCAGTTTAAATATTCAAAACCCCCAAAAATCATCGGCAATTCGAAAAAGCCTTAACAAATGAGCACACAAAAAGAGCTCCAGAATCTGTGGATAAGTCCGAAATCTTCACCACGGACTTTTCCAACATGATTCTGGAGCTCTCATTTTTTCCTATCCAACCAACCTCAAACCCACGCTATTAAAGTCGTGCGTTCAATTCCTTGGTCATATCCTCATAACCCGGACGGCCGAGCAATGCGAACATGTTCTTCTTGTTGTGATTTGCTTGAGCACTGATTTCATAGGGTTTCAAATCGCCGGTGTAAAAGCAAAAATAGCTCTATATCAATTTCTTAGGTTTCATAATTTCGGATTCACTTCACCACAACTTCACCACGAATTACTTATATTTATATTATTGCATAAGTAAAAAAGCCCTCCACCCGCGTTAGCGAGCAGAGGACTTTTTGTGTGTTTGATTCAAACACGCATTGGGGACTAATCTAATCAATCATTGCAACGTCGCCCATTAATGTAACCGAATTTCTGATGGGATCGTAGGTCATATTCCATCCTTCTTCAATTGGCCTATCCTCCATATTTCCGCACACATGCACGGTCGCATTGGAAGGAAATTTTTTCAATAGCTCAATAAGCTCAGATAGACTGTAAATGCCATCTTCTGGTAATGATGTGTAATCATTCAATCCAATTCCTCCTTTTACCTGATATACAGGCTTTCGCCCGGATGAATGACGCTGTAAATTGACTTGCCATTGTTAGCCGCAAGCGTGTACATGCTAATGCCATACTTGCTGGCAATGCTCCAGAAGCTGTCACCAGAGCGGACCGTATAATACGTGTGGCTTACCGGTGAGGTGTATCCAGACGAACGCAAGCCATAGCTCTCCCCACCATTCACGCCCAAGGCAACATAATGATACCTGCCTGAGTAGCTGAGATAACGTGCCCAAACATATGTGCCACGGATATACACGTGATCATAAATCACACTTTCACCGGGTGCATAGCTACCAACGGATGCATAGCCGGTGCCGGCACCAGTGCGGATGTTAACAGTCGCGGACGGCTTGAAAACACCATTTTGCGCGTAGTCGGTATCACTGGCTGCATTCGATTTCGCTGGCTGGCTTGGCACCGGTGTTACAGGTGCTGACGGGCTAGGTGTCTGATTCGCAGTAAAGAAGTCATCATAGAGCTGACTGACATCAAAGTCACCATAGCTACCAGCGAATTGTTGATCACTCCGAAATTGCCAAGCATGATGGCTCGTGTATCGATCACGACTCGTGTTATATGGATAATCAGCAATCCAGCCTTTATCAACAGACATTTTTGTGCCGACCCAGCTACCCATTGTATAGATAGTTGACCGATACCCAGCTGCTTGAACAACTTCCATAAATGCCTTGTTGTTTGCGGTATTCGCTGCATAACTATTATTAGCTTGCTCGCTTGCCTCCACATCGGTTGCTAGAACAGCTCCGATTGGAAGACCTGCAGACTGAGCTGCGGCTACGGCAAATCGCGCTTCTGCACGTGCTCCATCAACCGTGGTGTAACGGGCAAAGTGATAACCGTTAAGATAAAGTCCGGCTTGCTTCGCACTCGCCAAATTATACTTAGCTGTTGGGTCTATATAAGTAGTCCCCTCACTAACCTTTTGAACAACTGCTTTGACTCCATAATGAACCAACATGTCATAGTAATTGTCATACGTCATCAATCCGTTGTGATTGGAAGTATCCACCATATCGGTATTTGCTGCATTGACCTGCGATGGCAGGGCAAAAGAAATAGCCGCCAAGAAGGCGACTCCCAAAGTGATGAGTTTAGTTTTAAATTTCATTGTTTTGATTCCCTCTTTCGTTTGGAAAAGAACTTATAGCAAGCAAAAATGACTAGCGACAGGGAATTTAGGATAATCAGAGCCATCATTGAAGCACTAACCACCCCGACAATCTGTAATGAAAGACAAGCGGTCGGAAGTCCTAATATGATTGCATAAATTCCAAGTGAACACATGAATATGATCGCAATGAATGAAATCATTAATTGGGAAAAGTCTTTCATCTTGTACCCTCCTTATTGCTGCTGGGCAACAGATGATGGTGCCAGCTGAGCCTTAACTGCATCTGCGGCCGCCTGAGCTGCGGCAGCCACTTTGTCTTGATTAGATGCTTCCTGATCAACTGTCTTTTGTGGATAGGTTTCTGCTAGGCTGTCTTTCAAGTCCGCAAAAGCTTTCTCAACCACGTTGGCAATTGTCTGCTCGTCTGTGCTGGTGAAGCCAAGCGATTCCAAACCATCTTTAACTGCTTGAATGGCAGTCGATTTCTTGACCGCACCGTCAATCGCCTGTGTCACACCGAGCTGTTCTGCCGCTGTTACGGCCGCGTTTGCTAATGGGCCTAATACCTTTACCAAGGTGAGCGCCTGTTTGTTAGCCAGCAATTGTTTTGAGATCCAAGCCCCAATGATCGGGACTGCCGCTACTGCAAGTGATACTACAAGATCTGTCCAATTATTCATTTGTATCTTCCTTTCTTATTTCAAGATCGTGAACTCGGTTGTACAAGAGCTCACCGGTTCCATTTCCACCAAGTGCCTTATAAGGTTTGAACAAGTAGTCTAGGTCATTTAGATCCGCTGTGCTGACATAGCCACGATCTAAATATGTCTGGCACGTCTTGTATAAGTCGTGATGTTGTAACCCGACCATCGCTGTTTTGAGCAACTCAACTGAGTCCTGCAAAGATTCTGCTTCCTTTTTACGGTCTAGTTCATTTGCGGCCACCTCGTTTAGCCGTTCCTTCTTATTGTCTTGCCATTTACCATACAAAATTTTGATCCACCACATCAGCAAACCAGAGACCAGCCCCGCTCCACCCAACTTTATAAATAAATCCACATTGTTCCACTTCCATTCCATAAAAATAGCCGCTAGCTTTTGCTGGCGACATAGTCACTGCCTGTAATTTGCTTGTATTGATCTGGGGTAATCATTACCGGTACATAAGGTGTTAAATCAATCCCCCAACTGTAAAACAGCGCACACTGATCATAATTAGTCACTTGATTTCGCCGCCTTCATCTGTGCTACTTCAAGAGTAAGTGCAGCAATCATCTGCTGTTCAGGTGACGGTCCGGGGAGTGGATGATCATTAGCAGGATCGTAACCCTCATCGGCAACGATTTTGCCGTCTACAAGAGATGCGTGACCCTCAAAAAACTGAGACACGTCATCTGCTTCTATGATTTGTTGGCCGTCCTTTGTGGGACCTACTTTGGCATCTTCTGCTTCATAGGCCCAGTTGGTCAGGCGGTTTTGCTCATCTAGCCAAATCTTAATCTTCATTTTAATTCACCACCGCATCATTGACCGGATACGCATCATGAGTAATAAAGCTCAAACTTCCAGCATACCCGCCTTGTCCACGCCATGGAATAATGTAAATTCCTCCCGCTGAAACATACAATTCACAGGCTGCGCCCGTATACGACATGCTACCGAGCAACCTTGCTGCATCATCACTGTTAAATGGGCTATACCCCGGTCGAATGTCCGCAATCTTAACCCATCCATTGCCAGTCTTCATTTGGAAAGCAATCCCAATGGTGACAGTATTGCCTTTTCTCGAATACGAGATATTAAGGCCGCTGACATCGTTTGTTTCCATGCCAGAGTCTTTGTGATAGTAGTCAACTGCATCATTGGCCGTAAAGGTAGAGGTAATGTATTTGGCAGAATTACCAAGCCCGCTAATCAAGTCTGTTAGTTCAAGAACACCCATCGAAATTCTGCCGGTATGCATTTGTGTTGTTCCATCTGTCTGCGTAATGTATGACAGTAATCCATCGGGATTTACTTCAGTGTGATAGATTTGGCCGTTTGGCTTACCATTAGTGTCCTCAATATTACCGGAAATGACATATGAGGCACCGTTGAGCGTTAAGGAACCACTGGACAATATTCCGGATCCTGCAATGCTCACGTGTTGGAAAGGAACGTTGATATTAGGCGAATTAATCTCAGCGGAATTAAGAATAATTGAGTTGAGTTCTTTAATGTACAAAACAGCTTGAGCAATCGCATCATCTACCCACTTGGAACCGTCATAGCGTTGTACAGCCGTTGCGTCTTTTAAGCTTGTACCATGCCACCAAGTATCACCTTTTTTCGGGCTTGCTGGGGCCGACAATTGTACATATGGATAAGGCACATCCTTGCTTCCGGGATCGCCTTTAGGGCCAGGTTCTCCAGTATCACCTTTGAACAACACCCATGAGTATTTAGTCGGGTCTGTACTATCAGCTTGGGTCTGGTCAACATATTGACCGAAATAAGACTTGCCAGTGCCATCTGTAGTTGAAAAGTCTTGACTCCCATCAATACTATTAGCGTATGCAGTATGCAAATAGCTACTCGTTCCCGCAGGCCCCGGCTTACCATCAGCTCCATCTTCGCCCTGAATCAATGCCCATTGACCAGCATAATCAGTTGGATCATCGCTAGGGACTGATGTCTTATTTGACCAAACGATTGCCATATACTTCTTACCAGTTGGGAAGGCACTCATATTTGTTCCTTGATCATCATCGGCATAACGAAGCCAAGGATAGTATTGAATTGTCTTGGGCATGTTGGCCATCTGGTTGGCAAGCTCACTGAGGCGTTCGTCAAAGCTGACTGTCTCGTGTGCAAACTCACCCAAAGTCAGTTTGACAGAATGGTTAGCACGGCTGCGCTGAATGCTTAACACTTTGGCGGACAAGAATAGTTGCTGGTTTTCATCGGCGATGTGGACGGTTTGATTGAGCGGCACATATGGTGAGTTAACCAAATCAATATCGTACGTTTCGTTCGGATGATTGTATTTCTTCAAATCTGCCAAGGCTGCCTGCAAAAGTGTCGCCTGCGAGTTTGAATCAAACGTTTTAACCCGATTCCAATCAGACTGTGTTGGGTTAGGGTTGCTGTTGCTTAACAAACGTGAATATTTCTGCACAGCAATGGTATCGTGCAAGAACCCGTACTGATCAAGCACAAATTGTCCCGTTGGATCAGTCCAGTTGTAGCCGATCAAGTTGATTGGGTCCTGATTAGTTGATCCATCCGTGCTTTCTGGCACCGCTCCATAAGCCTTGATCGATGTTTCCATGTCATAGGTATCGAGGTGCGTGACGATATTGTTGATGTCCTTATTCATTTCAAAAGAAATCAAGCTGTCACCGGCCGTTTCATGTCGAATGTTAATGACATGCTTAACCAAATTCGTTCCAACAAACTCAAATCCAAAGCTAAGCACTGCATCAAAGTCTTTTGCCACGGCAATAATACGAGCCAGTGAAGTTGCTTCCTCAGTCCACTGAAGTGTTCGAACATTGTCAGGAAATTCATTAACGCCAATCTCCCAGCCAGAATCATTTGTAAACATGAGGATGTATTCAGCAATCGTATATGGTTTGTCGGCCTTGAAGGCACCAACGGTTTCGTTAATTAAATCATTACCAGCATCACTGGCAACAATTGAGTGAATGTGACCTAGTGAATCATGGTCAACCGATTCAATCACCATTTGGTGAGCGTTGCCTTCTTCATCTTGATACATGATGAAGTTGGTTGCTTTAGCCATCTCATTGACTGCTTGTTCCTGATCAGTCGTGAAGTGAATATCAAGAGAAAGCTCGATCGCAGGACGATTGTCAACACTTTGTGTTTCTATATCGTTGTCAATTCGCCATTCGCCTTTGCCATCAGTCGACCCAACACCCAAAATGTTTGACTTTCGATCTGCAAAATAATACTCCATTTATAGCCAAGCCTCCCTTATCTCGACTTCACACGCAAATGGCTGTGCCCAGCTCGAAGGCGTGATGGCAATCTCAGTATCACCGGGTGGCAGTTTGAACTGCTCCCATTGATTGCCAATAGCATGAAGAGTGCGGTTCTCAGACCCATTCAAATAGGTCTTAGCATTGGCAACATCGATGGTCAGTACATCGCCATTTGAAAACCGGTTCTTGATGTTTGTCCACCAACTTACGTGTTGCCAGTCAAATTGAACCGCAATCAATTTCATCGCAGCTTGTCCCCATGTGTTGTTGCGTTCAAACCAAACGGAAAATGCTTCGACGTTCTCACTGATCATGTCCGGACGAGTCAAAGGTGGCAAAGAGACGGTCATTTCACGACCACTTTTTCCATTCCATGGAGAGACTTCAAAATTAATGCTCGAGCCGAATCTGCTTAATCTAGCTTGCATGAACTTATCATTTGTGAATTTCGATCGATCAAGCGATATGGTTCCCACTTGTTGGTCTTTAACATAACAATCGACCTGAATCTCGTCTTTGACAGCATTGTTGTCTGTGACCACCATTTGATACTGAACTTTGCCACCAGCCTCAAGTGTTAACTCCATGCGTCCCAATTCGGACACTGTTGTCTCAAAGTGGAGCATCATAGATACGGTAAAGTTGTTGTTGCGCGTATTTTGGCTTGTGGCGGTAATTGGTATCTTGGCAGCCGGGCCATTCCAATAAGTCCCAGTTGAAGCATATGCAGGCTCCATATGCGGCCCGTTGTAGCTGTCACTGGCATAATTGATTGATCCAGTCTGCTTGTTTGGTTTGCTTGAATCGCCGCCCCAATTCGGATTATTAGTGGCTGATTTATTGTATATCGTGCCAGATATTGGTGCTGTGAAATCTCCGCTTAGCCCTTTCTCCGATACGTCGGTAGTATATCCATCAATTTCTTGCGTACCGAATTGAAGAATGCCAGGGCGATCATTGACAATCCCAACCATGCCGTTATCCGCGTGCATAGTTGCCGTAATAACTGGCTCAACAGGATAAGTGCCGCCATTGTGCACCGTAATGGTGTTGGTATAGTATTCAGGATCCGCTGGGTTAGGCGACCATGGAGAAACGGTGGGTTCTTGTTCTAGCTTAATATTATCAATACAAAGCCATCCTGGACTTGCCGATGTTTTAACAAAACCAAAGCGCAAAGTGGTTACAGTGACGTCTCTGTCCGCCGTCCACGTTTTAGCAAAACGATGCCACGTTGTTTGATCTCCCGAAGTTTCCCGTGAGTCATGAGCCATTGACAATGCAAAAAGCGGATCTGGTTCATTTGTCAGCACATAGTCAGACGCTTGCCCACTTGCTGAAGCAGCAGCTGCGTAATAGTAGCTATATGTCCATGTTTCTCCCGATTTGATGGAAACTGATTCAGGTAATGGAAATTGTACGTACTGATCTGGAAAGGCTGATGAATCACTACTGTCGTTCTCAATTCTTAGCATATAATTACCGAAGGGCGTTGGGAACGAAGGTATTTCTGAGTCAACTTCGACAGTTCTGACGCTATCGTCGGCTTGACCCCATGCAATGTTTGCTGGAGTTTGACCTGATTCAAAGCCAGAATCTGTCAGCATGTTTACTGGCATGTCCTTGTATGGCATGTTGTCAAACGTCTTCGTGGCTACCGAGTGCGCGATGCCATCGGGGACAAATAAAGTGAACGAAGATGTGATTGCATTTCTGCCCTTAGGAACATCGTCAACATCTGTGAGCACGGCATTCCAGTACACAGACAAGTCATCATTGAACGAAACCTGATGAGTGTCACCGTGCAAGATGCCACTTAGCTTATAGAACGCGCTGCGAAACGACTTTTCATCAGCTGCTATAAGCTGATAGCCAACAGTTATCTCGCGAGATGGGTTGCGAACGTATTCAAGTGTTTCCCCATCAGATATGCCTATGGCATTGCTAGTAGCAGATTGCTTAAGAAGCTCTCGTCCACCAACTTGCAGCGTCCTATATCCGGGCACAAGATTCTCAATGTATTGTCCATCGATTAGCATCGCTTCTGCTGGAAGCTGATTATCATCTGCACCCGTGAAGGGTGTCGTTTCTCTGAAATCGTACAATTAGACTAACCCCTTTCGATAATTGCTTACCTTTGTCAAACGATTAAGCTCTGTTTGCATTGGATTTGCGGTTGCACGAGCAACCTCTCGGCTGTCAATGTACAGAGGAACCTCAATCGTTTGATTGCGAGTGTAGTTGACATCAAGATTTGAAGACAAGGTTGCACCCTGTACACTGTTATTAAGCGACTGCAATGATGCATCAAAGGGAGAAGTATTCACTGCCGGCATCGTAACTGCAGCACTATCAGCAATAGCTTGTGCCATGCTCGAAACGTTCTTTTGGACATTTGAGAACTTGTCAGTAAGTCCTGCATTCAAGCCGTTCATGATGGCGTTACCAGCAGGTATGAGCAACTTGGTGTCATAACTGATTGGCCCTTTATGCTTGCGAATCCAATCAGCAATTCCGCCAACAAAATCCGTGACCTTCCCCCAAGCCGCTTTGAGGCCATTGAAGAAGCTGTCCATGATGGCACGGCCAGCGTCAGCTAGGCTAAAATTACGAAGTGCGTTGAACGCTCCTTTGATGCCATTAACTATTCCGCTTACCATGCCAGTAAACCCAGACCATACAGCCTTAGCACCATTAAAAATACTAGTAGCGGCTCCGATCACGATAGACTTTATGTTGCTCCAAGCTGATGAAAAGAATGATGTAATGCTATTCCACAATCCGGAAAAGAATCCGGGAAGCGCGTTCCAAATTCCCTTGGCTGTGCTGACTGTTCCGCTCCATAGTCCTGATAAGAATGAGACAACACTGTTCCATGCGCTCTGGGTGACAGACACAATACCGCTCCACAATCCGCTGAAAAATGACGTGAGCGCACTCCAAATAGCGGAAGCGGCAGATACAGCGCCATTCCAAAGCCCCTCTAAGGCTGAAACTAAAGCATTCCAAACAGTCATCGCATAAGTTTGAATAAGGCTCCAAATACCGGAGAAATACGTAACAAGGCCATTCCAGATCTGACCAGCGGCGGAAACAATGCTGTTCCAGATAAGCTGAAGATCGGCACCTAATTGTGTCCAATTTGCAGTAAGCAAATCGATGACAATAAGGATGGGACCCATAATAACTGCTTTAAGCATGTTCCAAACACCGGTAGCAACTTGGACAATCCCATTCCAAATTGTCGTCAGGGAACCGCCAAAGGTTGACCATACAGCAGTGGCTACTGCAACTATTCCATTCCACAGAGTCGCGAAGAAAGTGGATAGCACGTTCCAAACTGCCGTTGCTGCAGTAACAGCACCTTGCCAGATAGCTGAGAGAGTGGTTGTAAATGCTGCCCAGGCCGCTGATGCCGTGGTCGTAATTCCAGTCCATAGATTGCTGAAGAAACTAGTAATGCCTTTCCAAGCCGTTTGAATACCACTAACTGCAGAGGTAAACGCACCCGATATTGCGTTCCAAACCGCTTGCGCAGACCCGACAAGTCCTTGCCAAGCTCCTTGTAACCACGAAACAAATCCCGACCATAGTTTTTGGCCAGTCTTGGTTTGGGTGAAAAAGTACACCAGACCAGCAACCACCGCTGCAATCCCAGCAATCAAAAGTACCCACGGATTCATGCCTAAGATCAATCCAAACGCTTTCCATACACCACCAGCCGTTTTTACGATAGTCCCGAAGTTAGTGATAACGGATATAACGCCTCTAATAGGACCAATCATTTTAGAAAAAACACCGAGAACGCTTGAAAATCCGCCGATGGCTAATCCAATTACTTTGAAGGCCCCGACAGCTCCAAGGATCGCCGCAGCAAATGATTTAACGATGTCGTTAGCAAACGCTGCTTTAACAATAGCTGCAATTGGCTTCAAAACAGCTACCACTCCGCTTAGAGCGCCCTTAACACCGTCAAAAATTGCTTTCCATGGTAAATTAGCAATAAAGTCCCCAACAGTAGTCATTGCTTCCATTGCCGCTACTCCGAAATCTGTAACAGCTTGTTTGATTCCGTTAAATATTCCCGACATTTGCCCATTACCGAATGCCGAATTAAAAGCATCTCCGACCTTTTGAGCAATGCTAATTAGATTGACAAATGCAACATTGACTAAGCTACCAACTAGGCTCCAAATGGTTTGTAAAACGGACCCGACTCCTTGGAGAACGGAACTGAGCCCGCTCATCGAGTCGCCCTTCCCCAAGCTGCTTAGTTGTGTCTTGATGTTCAAAATCAATGCCGAAAACGGAGAAAAGAAGTTGCCGATTGATGCTATAACAGAATCAAAATTAATGGCGCCAATCTTATCAATGATTCCGCTAATAGCTCCGACAGCGACTTTAGACATTGCTTGCCAAGCAGGCTGAAGCTTGTTTGCCAGTGTTTCCTGAAGGCCGTCCATTGCCTCACCGACTGTCTTGTAACTCGTGGCCATCTTCTGGAAAGCCTTGCTGTTGCCTGCCTTTTCGATACCATCAAAGAACTGCTGCGTGCTTATTTTGCCGTTTTGAACATTCTGAACCAGTTCTTTGGTACTCATGCCCATTGCTTTAGCAACGGCTGCCATGCCTGCTGGAGTCTGTTCAAGCATTAGACGGAAATCAGCCCACTGCACCATTGGCTTAGCAGCCATTTGTGTGCCTTGTTCCATCAATGTCTTCATGGCTTGCTTGGGATTATCAGTGGCAGCAGCTAGGCCACCCATACCTTTAACAAGGCGGCCGACTCCTTTTACACCTACTGATGCAAACTGTGCATAGGCAGAAGCCATGTCAGATGAACTGTAAATGGTCTCCTGAGCATATGATTGCAACGACTTTTCAATTGAGGAAATCTGTGCAGGCGTCTTACCCAGAAACTTCATATTCCCCTCAAACGTCTGCCAAGCTTTGCTTGATTCGTCTAGTTCTCCTACCATGCTTCTCACACCATCGCCAATAGCCCCTACCACTTTGGTAAGTCCTATAGCTCCAGCAATTTTGCTCACGGTTGATACAAAATTCCCCGCTGGCTTTGTCGACTTTTCAAAGCTATCACCGACCTTTGATGCAGAACTCGCGATGTTCTTAAAAGTCCCCGAGAAGTTTCGGTCAACGGCGGATAAAATCGCTTCAACACTAAAACTGTCAGCCATGCGCTCCCTCCTTTCTTTCAGATAACGGAATGATTTTGCCTTCGCGCTTCAAACGCTGAAATTCGGCCATCCGTTTTGCAAACACTTGAGCTCTAGTATGTTTGAGCTCGGTTGTGCTCATATGTGACACTTCATAATTGGGCTCATAAATCGTGCGAACTTTGTCGACGGCAGCCTTCTTGTCATATATAGACTCAACTGTGTTGTTAACGTACTTATCCCCCTTATGATTAAGTTCATCAGCCTTGCGTTTCATTAACAATTGCAAAGCCATTGTCTCTTGCTGGTCTATTTTTTGAAGCTGGTGGGCTTCTGTGCGCAGCTCATACTCAACAAGCGTCATGCGTTCAATTTTCCGAATATCAGAAAAGCCTAGATAGGCAAAAGCGTTTAACAAGATTTCGTGATACGCTTCTTCACTATTCTTTTGAACACTTTCGTCCTCATCTAGGCCTTCATGTTTTTTGCTACTGCTTTTACTGCGTTAGCACTGTTCATTTCATCTGCAACTTGCTTAAATAGAGAGTCTAAGTCTGTGTTGCTGTCAATAAAATCATCGACTTCGTTAGCTGACGGACGTTTCTTAGATGTCACGGTGGCTGAATAAATGGTGTCTGCTAAAACAGCAGCATCGTATGCATTCAGACCAGCTAGTGCCTTCGCCACACCCATGCCAAAGTTAATGCCATGCATGACGGCCCCCATATTCTTATCCATTTCTCGAACAAAGCGGACACCAAAGTTGAGTTCGTATTCTTTACCGTTAATGGTTAATTGCATGATTTAAAGTCCTTTCTTTTAAAGCCGCCCGGGTTTCACCCGTACTGTGACTTTCTTAGGCGACTGATAACAAGCCTCTTGTGCTGTTATGCTCCAGTACCAGAACCGCCCTGAGCTGGTGCGGTATCAGCAGTGTTAGTACCCGGATCAGTGGCCTTATTCCAAACTGTGCCACCACCGGTCTTGTCAGCGTCAGTGACCTTACCGACCCCAAGAAATACGTAATCAACCTGTTCCTGAGTTTCGTCGTCTAGCGTTGTCCAACCGCGCTTAGGCGTGCCATTAACTGAGAATGTGACATCACGGGTGGAATGATCATCAGGGTCATTGTCGCTGCTGTCTTCTTGCACGGTAACTTGCATGTACCATGCGTAATACTTGCCGTCAGCATTTTTGCGTTTGCGGTAGAGAATCCAAAAGTCGAGCAATTCACCGTCAAACAGTGAGTCATACATTACGTCTGCAATTGCGGCCGTGTTATTCAGAAACTCGACTTCAAGATCGGTGCTTGCAGAGCTTCGTGTTGCTACATTGCCGTCCTTGGTAACAGTGGAATCGCTGTCAACTGACGGATCAAATGACAGTGACGTCTGCCAAGGAATAACCTGGCCGCTAACCGTTGCTTGATCGCTATGTTTGCGAGCCAAGGCAACAACGTCCATGCCTTCTAGCACTTTTAATTCATTTGCCATGTTATGGCCTCCTATAAAATATTGAGATTGAGTATCAGCGTGGCTCGGTTGAGAACCGTGTCAGGGACACTCTGGTCTTGCGTAAACTCTTTTGACTGGTCTTCTACACGCCCATAAAATCGGTAATCATCTGTTAGAACTTGCCCAATCGCGGCACGAAAAAAGCGCTCCGCCATATCAGATACGGTGAAACGCTGTTTTTTGTCGCCCCAGATGTCGATGGTGATTAGCACATTACCATTGAGTGACGTCTTTGTTGCAGTAGGAACAACTTGAATATCGCCAACAATGACGAAGGGATATGGGGCGTTCTCCTGCTGCATGGGCAAATGGTCATAAGTCTTGTACCCAGATGATTGCGAAAACGCATAGAAGTAGTCGTAGAGCTCTTGCTCTGGTGATGTGATTTGAATCACCTACTTTGCTGCTTGTTTAAGCTGATTGATAAACTGGATCTTCTGATAGAGGAATGCTGGCTTCAATACAGGACGTGCTCGCATGAATCGAGTCCCGTCTTCGGTGTATGGGTTGTATTCCATTGACATTCCAACAATGCCGGTCAGGCCACTGTCTTTTAACGATATCTTGATGCCGCGCTTTGTAGCACCAGTGGGATGTGCATAGACTGTGCCGGTCATTTGCTGAGAACGAGTCTGGAGCTGTGCTGTCTGCTGTTTGACGATTTGCTTGACAACGTCCATCTTCGCTCGCTTCAGCAGACCCGCTACCAATTTGTCCATGCCTTTTATCTGCATGTTATAGCTGATGCTGGCTTTGCTCATTTCGTCTCACCCACAATCAAAGTGGCGTTTTGAAGCGGAATGCGGTCAGTATTAAGGGCATAATGAGTTGCTTCATCATCAATCGTTAAATAACTCCAATTGACGGTGATTGGCTCAACTAATCGGATCACCTTTGCTTTTTGAGCATAGTTGCCGAATAGCTGAACGCTCTTGTCTGTTCCCATGTCGGTGACACTGGCAACTGCAGTTGCCACCTTTTTTACATCACCGTATTGATGTGTTTGCGGATTATATTCTTCATCATCAAGCCAGAATGTAACCTCATGATCTAACCGCATATGATCACCTCTTTGGATATCCAGAAATGAAGCTAACGGTACCAAGAGACTTGGCGTTCTTCCCGTTGGCCTCTTTCCAGTCGTTGATGTCATCGGCGAAATCATCGAAGTCATTAGACTTGAATGTGAACGACTGCCCCTCTTGCTCATAAGACGTCATGCCTTCGTTTTTACGCCGGTTATATCGTCGCACGCAGACTTCCAAGGCAATGTAGGCCAAATCACTAGGGAAGGCCTCATCTGTCCGCAAGCCGAGCTTAAATCGTAAGGCCTGCGTGGTATTTTTGATAATGAGGTTAAGCACACCATCTTGTGCGTCAGTTTTGATTTCCATCATCGTCTTCAAATCCGCAAGCGCTACCGGATCGGTATCAGCCAT